CTGGCGGTATGCCTCCGAGCTGGGCAGCACCACCGGGATCATCAGGTCAAAGCTTGCTGCAGCTGCCGTTCTGGCTTCGCTCACCACATTGCTCGCCACTGCCGGCGTCCAGGTCCCAGCGCTCTTGCTGATCTGCCCCACCGGCACAAATTGATTAATTTTCGTATCTTTCACATATCCCACAACTGCCTCCTTTGCAGTTGCCCTAGGCCTTCAATAACGGCGCTGTTTTGTGCGGTCTATTGAAGGACGTAGGGTTTCCTAATAATTTTCCTTTTATCTTTTCCTATCAGCTATCACCTACTAGCTACGAGCTAACGTCGCTATGCGACATTCGCCTTATGCAGCGGTCTGTAATCATTCACCCACACTGCCAGGAAATGCCTCACCTTCAAGCGGTGCTCGTCATTCATAAACACTGCCGGGCTGGTGTTCTCACCTGCCACAAAGATCTCTGGCATGATCCCGAAGCGTTCACCAACGTAGATCGCAGGCGCGATCACCGGGTCGCAGACTGCTGCCCAGTTGTTGGCGTCCGTCCACTCCGGCACGATCACGGGCACTGCCGTGCCTTTCATCACATTGTCATAAACATAATCCTGCTCCCGCACAAAATTCCCGGCGCAGATCTCCCAGGCAGTCTTGCCCAGGTTGCGAGGTATGACCATGAACTTCGGATTGATCGCCAGCGCTGGTCCGGTGCCGTAGTATCCGGCCTCGTTCTTGATCAGCATCGGCTGTTTGTAAACCGCCATACTGACTGCGTCCCATTGATTTGCGCTCAAGGCAGTGGTGGTCAGGTTGGCGTGCCCGCCTGCGGTCGTAACGGCTGTGGCGTTGAAAAGCGCACCCCCGTCCGCCATGCTGGGTCCGATCCCGCTGTTAGCAGTGAAGATCTCCGCCACCAGTTTCGAGATCTTGCGCAGTCCTGCGCTGCCCAGCTGTCGGGCATAAGCTGTCAGGCGTTTGGCGTCATCGCGGTCAATCAGCTCCAGCGTCAGCGGAATGTATCCGCCGTATTTGGTGAAGCTGGCTGTCTCGGGGCTGTCGCCGATGGGCAGTTCGGTGTATTCCGCACCTTCTGCAATGGCGGGCAGATCCCCGACCGTCCCGATCAAAGTGCCGGTCACGTCGTGCAGGCTCGAGAAGTGCTCCTGGGTGGTGATGTCCTTCCACCAGTCATACCCGGCTTTGCCCAGCTGGCTCCAGGTGCGCACCACGATCTTGTTCAGTGCGTTCTTGACCAGTCCGGTAAAGTCCGCTGTGGTTGCCAGCTGCATGCGCTCGGGGTAATAACCCCCGTGCAGGTCCGTGTCGCCGGTCAGCATCAGGTACAGCTCCCGGATCCCTGTCAGCCTGGGCACTTTCATATTCGGGTTCGCTTCGCGCTCGATCCCGAACAGGTCCTCCACTGCCAGGGAGAGGCGTTCCTGCTCATTGAGCATGCCCTCCACCCGACCCACGCTGCGCACGGTCTCGCTGCCGGTCAATTGTGAAAGTATCTTTCTCTGGTCCTCGATCGCCTCCTCCAGTTGTTCTTTTGTGAATTCCCTGGTGCTGAACTGCTTCCGCAGCACGTCCTGCATCGCCTTCGGCAGTTTTGAGCGCTCCAACCCCAGGTCAAGCATGGCATCATTCCATTCCCTCTTGATCGCCCTCACCGCTTCCAAATGTTGATTAAGCAATACCTGTTGCAGGTCCATCTTCTCAACCTTTGGTTCCTTGGGTTCAGTGGTCCCTTCAGCTTTTGTTTCATTTCCATTTGTTATCACATTCGATAACAAAACATCATTCATTTCCTCTTTCATTTCCTCATCCATACAATTACCTCCTAAAAAATCTTTTTCCTTCGAGCTATCAGCTTCGCGAAGCACCCCAGGACGAAGTCCGTGTGGGATCAGCTGTGAGCTCATATTTGCTTCCTCATTGCCTTCCCTTTTCGTAACATTATCTTGGTTGAGGCTTCGCAAAAAACGACCTCCCCTTGCGGGGTTGTAAACCAGGTCCACCGAATTCACCTTCACGATCCTGATCACCTTTTTATTCTTACCAGTAAAAACCAGATCCGCAGAAAACCCGATTTTTGTAGTTCCGTTTTCTTCTTTCGTAAGCTGTGAGCCGATCTCTTTCAGCAATCCTGCGCTGGGTCCTATAGGTTTCAACTGCGCCTTGATCGCCCTGGCTTCCTCATCCCATTTAGGTTCGCTGATCACGCCAGCAATATCCCGTATCGACCTGGATCCCATGGAATGATCCACAAAACATTCCACACCATCCCAAAGCGCCAGGCTCTCCTGCAGCACCTCTTCCGAAAACTCCCAACCGTTCCCAACCCCAGCCGAGATCGTTATGATCTCATACCCAGATGGACCACCTCCTTCTATGCCAAATTGTTCTCTAACTTCTTCTTCTTTCATAAATTCCTTATTTTGTCATTGCGAGGGACGAAGCAATCTCGCTTTTCGACTAACGACTAACGACTAATGACTTTTTTATCCTCCGGCATCTCTTCGCTTATATATTTATAAACAAGCCTTTTTACTTCTGAAGCATCAATCATCCCCTTCTCATATAGCTCCATAGCCGTGCCCTTTATTGCGCTTCCAGCGCTCGCCAGTGCAGAGTTATCCCTGGCGCTGATATCACTTGCATGCACCTCGATCACGGCTTCCCTGTCCAGTCTTTTATCTATTTCACATCTCCGCCCAAGCACGATCTGCAGTAGATTTCTGGTAATGTTCACCAAAACCTGCTGGCGCATTTCAAATTTTCGGTAGGTTGGTTCCCCGGCTGATTCGGCTGTTGTCTTGGTGGAATGCTCCGGCTCGGCTAAAAAGTGCAGCGGCACGCCGGCGCCAGCTGCGATCATCTTCTTGATCGATAGGCCGTCCGTGTTGGCGTCCAGTGCCTCGAGCTTGGGGGTCATAACAGACCATTCTTCGCTCTCATCCGTCACCAGGATCGAGCCCGGGGTGGGTGGGTTGGCTGCCAGCTCTGCCTGCCGTGCCTTGCGGGCGGCCTCGCTCACAAAGCTTGCCTTCACCACGTACAGAAATGCATTGCGGAAGCGGTTCAGGCGCACCCGGTCTTCCAACCAGGCGGTGTACCTTCCCAGCCACTTCAAGAGATGCGAAAGGTCCGGTTCCCCCCATAAAGCCCCAACCGGTCGGTTGACGGCATAATGCACCATCACCGGATTGAAATTTCCGTTTTCATCCGGCTCATCATCGTTAGGGTCATAGGCAGTATATTTCAGCCCCTCGCTTACCCCATCTTCTGATTTCAGTCTGAAGAATATTTCTTGGTCCGGGTCATTTTTTGCAGTGATGATCTCCTCCATCTGGTCTGCAGGCACGGCTCGAATATAGCTCATTCCGCTTGGGTCCGTGCTGATCAAAAGGAAGAGGTTGCCTGTCCTTGCCAGCTCATCAGAAAAGCCTGCCAGGCGTGTGTCCATTTCGTTCAAGCGGTGGATCCAGAATTCATGGATGAACTGCTCAACCTTCTGTTCCTGGGCGCTGATCTCAAAACCTGTTCCAATGGTGTATTGCGTGGTCAGCTCCACAATGCGTCTTGCCAGCGGGTCATAGCGCCAGGCATCCAGACACTGCTCCAGGATCTCCTCGCGGGTGTATGCCGGCCTGTCGCGGTCGGTTGAATAGAGCGAGGTCGTGCCCACCAAGAAGGTATTCTCCGTCTCGGGGATGCTCAACCAAATACGCAATCTGTTTTTTATGTCCTCTAATATCTTCACAATCTTTTCCTATTAGCTATGAGCTACCCGCTATTAGCTTTGGTAGATTCTTTGTTCTAATTATAGAGAACTTATTTGATTTATGTTAGGGTGTTTTGGGATGAGTTTTGGGATTATCGATAATCAAAAGGAAAGGGGACTTGCCAGTCAACAAT